CTTCCTTTCTTTACACCAGAGTTTACTGTTACAATTAACGACGCAACCGATTTAAAAATTGACATTGACTGTCCAATCGTATTGAATGGTGTTAATCGAGAAGACACCTACGAGGGGGATTTTGAATCACGAAGAATTGTGACTTGGTCCCTAGATTTTACAATGAAGGGGCTTTTGTTTGGCCCTGTTAGGGAAGCTAAGGTTATTAAGAAAGCATATGTCGATTTCTTTATTCCCCCGGCAGATTCGCGCACAGCATATCATTCGGGGAATCTTGCAATAGATTCAACTCTAACTTCCGAAATTTATTTGCAGGCTAATACGTCAAGTAGATCTAGCAATACATATGACAGCGGGAAAATTACAATAACAGCAGAAGGTCCTGGTGAATCAACTGGTATTGCGGGCACCACACGAATAATTACTTCCTATGATGGTTCGACACAAAGAGCAAAAGTTGTTCCTGCATTTTCAAGCATACCTAAACTCACATGGTCTTATGAAATACAGTATTTGACTGATAGGTCTAGTTCTATATCGCCTGACCAACTTCTTGGAATTCCTACTGCAACCAGAATCTACACTCAACCAGGATTAACGGAATTTGGTGACCCAACCAGTAATGGATCAGGTGCTGGCTATCCGCTTGACTCCACTCTAAGCAAAGTGTTGGGTGAAATTGATGCAGGTGATGATTTTGGTATTATCCAAACTCAGACATTCTTCCCGTCTAATACATCGTTGACTGGAACCAGACGAAACTTGAGCACAGGAGTAGATGAAAAATTATGAATAGTGATGAAAAGCCTGTAGAAGTTCTGCCCGCAGAACTTCCTGCTAGTGAGATTGAAATTGCAAAAGACCTTGATACCGATTACGAATATACTCGTGATAACTTAAAGGCAATCATTGAAAAGGGATCGGAGGCTCTTGATGGCATTCTTGAGCTAGCCAAAGAAAGCGAGCATCCCAGAGCCTATGAAGTTGTCGGTCAAATCATCAAGAATGTGGCTGATGTCAATCGCCAGCTTATCGACTTACAGAAAGACATCAAGAGTTTGAAGAAAACCGAGTCTGGTCCTAAGAATGTCACCAATGCGCTGTTTGTTGGAAGTACGCATGATCTCCAGAAGTTGCTAAAGGGTAAGTTAGACCTAACTGGTAACGATAAGGAGTAATCTCATGTCTACACAACAAGCTGGATACCTTGGGAATCCCCTTCTCAAGAAGGCTGGAACCCACGAAGAGTTCACAGAAGAACAAATTGCAGAATACATCAAGTGTTCTAACGATCCTGTTTATTTTATCCTAAACTATGTAAAGATTGTTAATGTAGACAAAGGGCTTATTCCTTTTGAAATGTACGACTTTCAGGAGAATATTGTAAACACGATTCATAATAATCGCTTTGCGATTGCCAAACTTCCACGACAGTCGGGCAAGACTACGACTGTCATTTCTTATTTTTTGCACTATATTCTGTTCAATGAAGATGTCAATATTGCGATTCTTGCAAACAAGGGATCACTAGCCCGTGATATTCTAGGCAGGCTGCAATTAGCCTACGAGAATCTTCCCCCATTTTTACAGCAAGGAATCAAGGTGTGGAATCGCGGGGACATGCAACTAGAGAATGGTTCAAAAATTGTCGCAGCATCGACATCCTCTAGTGCAGTTCGTGGTGGAACATACAATATGATTCTACTCGATGAATTTGCATTTGTTCCTAAGAATATTGCAGACGATTTTTTTAGTTCTGTCTATCCTACAATTTCTTCTGGTAAAACCACAAAGGTCATTATCGTCAGTACCCCCTGCGGAATGAACCATTTCTATAAGTTGTGGTCAGATGCACAAGAAAAAAAGAATCTATATAAGCCCGTCGAAGTTCATTGGAGTGAAATTCCGGGGCGTGATGAGAAGTGGAAAGAAGAGACGATCAAGAATACGAGTAAGGAACAATTTGCCCAAGAATTTGAATGTGATTTTGTCGGCTCAATTAACACCCTAATTAATGCAACAAAACTCAAGAACATGCCATTCAAAGAACCAACTCAAATCTTAGGAGACATGGACATCTATGAAAACCCCCAAGAAGGGCATGTCTATACACTAATTGTCGATGTGTCTCATGGTGAGGGGTTAGACTATTCTGCGTTTTCGATCATTGATTCGTCAGAGTTTCCATATAAACAGGTAGCCAAGTATCGCAATGCAACAATTCCTCCGCTGACTTATCCTACAGTTATTCATAATGCTGCATTGAAATACAACGAAGCATTTATTCTTGTCGAAATCAATGACATCGGGCAGCAAGTGGCCGACATTTTGCGATATGATCTAGAGTATGATAACATGCTAATGGTCACACAGCGAGGGCGAGCAGGGCAAGTTCTTGGTGGTGGTTTTGGTATAGGGCAGGCTCAAATTGGAATTAAAACAACCAAAAAAGTGAAGCAGGTGGGCTGTCTTAACCTCAAGAATCTTGTTGAAAATGATAAATTGCTCATTGAAGACTTTGACACGATTTCTGAACTGACTTCTTTTGTGGCTAGAGGATATTCCTATGAGGCTGAGCCGGGGCACAATGACGACCTAGTGATGACACTCGTTTTGTTTTGTTGGCTCACCACTCAGCCCTATTTCAAAGACTTGACTAACGTGGATGCCAGAAAACGTATCTTGGCTGACAAGTCAAAGGTCGAAGAAGAAGAATTGATGCCCTTTGGGTTCATTGACTCAGGCCCTGTGATAAATGAAGTGGCTGTTGATCGTGGTGATGATAAATGGCTATGGGGAAATGATTTCGAGAAAGATTCTAACCCAGATCCTAAATTTCATTAAAATCCCCGGTATTATAAATATCATCAGAATGGAAGACCTTTTAGTGTGAAAACCAAGGTCCCCTGTAAATTATATTCTAAACGAGGAGTTTTAAAATGCCTTTTCAATTATCACCGGGTGTAAATGTTTCAGAAATTGATCTGAGCACAATTGTTCCTGCTGTGGGTACGACAGACACAGCGTTTGTTGGTTCGTTCAATTGGGGTCCTGTTGACGAAATCACCCTAATCAATAATCAAGAAACACTAGTCAGCACTTTTGGTAAGCCAGACACCAACACGGCCGACTCCTGGTTTACTGCATCAAACTTCCTGGACTATGGAAACAAACTGCACCTTGTTCGTGTGGTGGATTCTACAGGATTAGATTCTGCAAATACTGCACGGTCGCTACGCCCGAACGTGCCGACGGCTGGCCTTCTTATCAAAAACGACACAGACTTCGATGAGAAAGCCACTGGTCAGGGCCTCAGTGAAGGAGGATTTTCCGTTCCTACTTGGGGCTCTTGGGCCGCTTGCCACCCCGGAGCACTAGGAAATAATATTCGTGTTTCTATTTGTGATTCACACCCAGGGCAGTTTGCTAATGATGCACCAGGTACCAGCGCAAATACAACCGACGGTAAAGATATTGTTTATGTTCAATCTAATACAAACTTTCATATTGGTGATATTATTGCGTTTGAAACAGGTATAGACGATGATATGAATGATGGATTGGGTAACGTGATTAACTTCGTCGGCCCCGGAAGCCAAGGGAATCCTCCATCAGGAGAGTATAAGGTTGTTTCTTTCCCGGGCGGAACACGCAGCGCGGCGACAGACGCGATTCCTAATGTAACATCTATGAAATTGAACAAAAATGTTCCTACGGGATCAATCAATACAGGAATTACACGAAAGTGGGAGTTCTATAATAACTTCGACCAAGCCCCGGGCACATCTACATATGCAGCAGCCCGAGGCTCAGCCAATGACGAAATTCACGTTGCTGTCTCTGATGCAACTGGTTTGATTACCGGAGTCAAGGGGCAAGTTCTTGAGACATATCCCAATGTATCAAAGGCTCGTGACGCAAAGTCTGATGACGGAAGCTCTAACTACTATGGTGAGGTTATTAATCAAAATTCTAAGTATATTCGATGGCTGACGCATCCGGCGGACGCCGAACAAGCCGCTGGAGCGGGCGCCGTCATGGCAGGAACCTCCGCCCGAGCTTGGGGAGATACTGCATACAAAATGGGAGTCGCTGGCGAACAAGTAGAAACATTCAAGCACATCGAAGGGCTAGATCAACGAGGAGGCGTCGGTGGTCACGGGGCTGCCCGCATCTATCTGCCAGATACCGCAACACTACACAGCGGTTCCGATGGTTATGTAGATGCAGCCGTCCCAGGACCAATCATGCTTGGTTATGATATGTTTTCCGACCCAGAAGAAGTAGACATCTCTATGGTCCTTGGTGGTCATCATCTCGGTACTGTTTCTAAGTACATCATTGAAAATGTTGCCCAAAAACGCAAGGACTGTGTTGCATTCATTTCGCCGCCCAAGGCTGATGTTACTAAGTCTTCAAAAACACTTTCAGAAAAGACAACCGCAGTTAAGGATTATCGTCTTACAGGCACAGGCGATGATGGTATTAACAGCCTGAGTAGTTCATATGGCTTCATGGATAGTGGTTGGAAGTATCAGTACGATAAGTTCAACGACAAGTATCGCTGGGTGCCTCTGAATGGTGACATTGCAGGGCTTTGTGTCCGAACAGACGAGTCTCGTGATGCATGGTGGTCGCCCGCAGGATTCAATCGTGGGCACATCAAGAATGTTGTCAAGCTCGCATGGAATCCCCAGAAGGCTCACCGTGACGAACTATACAAGAATGGCATCAATCCTGTTGTTACTATTCCTGGGCAAGGAACTGTCCTGTTCGGCGATAAGACGCTCCAGGCTAAGCCTAGTGCATTTGACCGAATCAATGTACGAAGACTTTTCATTGTACTAGAAAAGGCCATTGCAACAGCATCTAAGTTTACTCTCTTTGAGTTCAATGATGAATTTACTCGTTCGCAGTTTGTGAATATGGTAGAACCTTTCCTCCGCGATATTCAGGGGCGAAGAGGCATCTATGACTTCAAGGTGGTTTGTGACGAATCAAATAACACAGGAGAAGTTATTGATCGAAACGAGTTTGTTGGTGATATTTACATCAAGCCTGCTCGCTCAATTAACTTCATTCAACTAAACTTTGTCGCAGTCCGAACGGGTGTTGACTTTGAAGAAGTTGTTGGCAAGTTCTAGTATAAATAGTTTTAGATAAAACAACAGTCGACCATAGGAAGTCTTGATTACGAGTTTGTCCTATAACAGACGCAAATAAAAGAGAACGACAACAAGGAGAATAGGCATATGCCTTTTAACGTAAACGACATTCGAGCACAACTAACAAAAGGCGGCGCTCGGCCCAATCTATTTCAGGTGGTGATGCCATTTCCCGCAGTCGCCGCAGCCGGCGCGGCTGCGACCAAGATGAGCTTTACATGTAAAGGGGCTCAATTGCCTGGTTCGGACCTTGGTATGGTTGAAATGCCTTATTTTGGTAGAACGATCAAACTTGCAGGCAATCGAACCTTTCCGGAATGGACTACAACCATTATTAATGATGAGGATTTTTCTGTATACAACGCAGTTCAAACTTGGATGAATGGCATTAATTCTCATTCGGGGAATATTCGTGAAGCAGGAA